CCCCATGACGTTAGGGTCAGGGAACTTGGGACAGGTAAAAGCAGAATGGAAATGCTTGAGGAATCAGGACTAGAAGTCAAGATTGCACCCAGAATGGGACTAGACGATGGCATCCAAGCTGTTCGTAGGTTGCTGCCAAGATGTTGGTTTAATGTACCAAAAGTGCAGATTGGCTTAAATTGTCTAAGAAATTACCGCAGAGATTACGATGAGAAGCGTAAGATATTCTATGAGCGTCCATTGCATGATTGGTCAAGTCATGGCTCGGACTCATTCCGCTACTTAGCCCTTGGATTGGATGAAGGACATTCAACGTGGTCTAAGCCTATTAACTCAGCACCGAAATGGATTGTTTAATGTATGTACAAATGCAGGGCATAAATTTAGCCCCAAAGGTAAAAGAACTTGAAAAACGCATCGAAATGTTGGAAAATGTGGTAAAAGAGTTACAATCCTCACCAAGACCGAAACTTGGTCGCCCTCCAAAGGATGCACATGGAAACGAACGACTTGAAGTCGATACTGCAAGCTGAGATTGATGACGCTATTGGCTTTATTGAGAGTGAAACAGTAGAGCAGCGCAAACAGGCTTTAGAAGCGTATCTCCGTCAACCTTATGGGAATGAGGTAGAAGGTAAGTCTTCAATCGTTACAGGTGAAGTTGCAGAAGCCATTGATGGTGCTTTGCCTTCCCTAGTCCGTATCTTTACAGGCTCAGATGATATTGTAGTTTTTGAGCCTCAAGGCCCGAAGGATGAAGCATCCGCAAAACAAGCGACACAGTATTGCAATTGGGTTTTTAGCCGTGATAATGAAGGCGTGGCTATTCTTCATGATTGGTTTAAGGATGCTTTACTTCAGAAGAACGGCATCTTAAAAGCATATTGGGAAGACAAAGAAGACATTACCAAAGAGCGTTATTTTGACTTGTCCAATGACGAGTTAGCAATGCTGATGAGTGATGAGACAATGGAGATTGTTGAACAAGATACGACAGAGTTTCCGATATTTGACCCAATGGGACAGCCAGTTATAGACCCTATGGGTATGCCTGTGATGGGTGCTACTCATAACGTAGTTGTGCAACAAAAGAAAAAGTCAGGCAAGGTAACGATTGAGAACGTACCGCCAGAGGAGTTCTTGATTAGCAAGAAGGCTCGCACTATTGCTGATAGCCCATTCGTAGCCCACAGGCAGATGTTGACTCGTAGCACATTGATTGCTATGGGTTTTAACAAAGACCAAGTAGAGAGTTTACAGATGGGTGATGCTTTGGCTTATACGCCAGAGCGTGTGGCTCGTTATGCTGCTGGTGAGCAACCCTACCAAGTTCAGACTGATGACCCTTCAATGCAAGAGATTGAAGTTTTTGAGTGCTATGTTAAAACTGACATGGATGGAAAAGGCATTGCTTCTCTGACTCAGGTTTTTTACGCAAGCAATGAGATTCTGCAAGATGAGAAGGGCAAAGAGATTATTGAGGAAACAGACTATGTTCCGTTCCACTCTATCTGTCCTATCCCAATTCCACATAAGTTTTTTGGTAACTCGTTAGCTGATAGAACAGTTGACCTACAGTTAATCAAGACCACTATCACTCGTCAGATGTTGGATAACTTATATCTGACAAACAATGCACGAGTAGTTGCGGTAGAGGGTCAAGTAAACCTTGATGACCTGCTTACATCTACCGCAGGTGGTGTTATTCGTGCGAAGTCTCCTAATGCTGTCCAACAGTTAGTTGTTCAGAACGTGGCTAATCAGGCTTTCCCGATGCTTCAATACTTGGACACAGTTCAGTCTAAGCGTACTGGTGTATCTGATGCCTCACAGGGTTTAGACCCATCTATCTTGCAGAACGTGACTGCTGCTGCGGTAGCCTCAATGCAACAAGCTGGCGCAGGTAAGATTGAACTGATTGCTCGAATCTTTGCTGAGACAGGCGTTAAGTCTTTGTTCAAGGGTATCTTACATTTGCTTTGTAAGTACCAAGACAAGGCTCGTGTAGTGCGTATGCGTGGTGAGTTCGTAGAGTTTGACCCTCGTACATGGGCTAATCAATATGATGTGTCTATCAATGTTGGTTTAGGTGCAGGTAACCGACAAGAGCAGATGGCTATGTTGTCGATGGTTCTTGCTAAACAAGAGCAATTGATTGCTCAGTATGGCCCTGCCAACCCTTACGTTTCACCTGCTCAATATCGTGGAACATTGGGACGCATGGTAGAGATTGCAGGGTTTAAAGATAGTGCTGAGTTCTACAAAGCGATTACGCCAGAGCAAGACCAGATGCTCTCTAATCCTCCTCCACAGCAACAGCAGATGCCTCCAGAGATACAGGCATTGATGGCTAAGACTCAAGCTGAGATACAAGCTAACCAAGCTAAAGCACAAGCTGACTTGCAGATGCAACAACAGCAAATGCAGATTGATATGCAGATGGCTGAACAGAAGGCTGCTCTTGAAATGCAATTGATGCGTGAGAAAGAAATGGCTAAGTTGCAACTTGAGCGTGAGAAACAACAGGCTTACTTTGCATTGAAGCAACAAGAGTTTGAAGCAGAAGCACAATTGAAAGCAATGAAAATTGGTGCTGGCATTACATCTAACGTAGAAATTAGGGGTTAATTATGGCTACAGCACCAGCATATTACACAGACCAGATGGTCAAGGACTATATTGCAAATCAATATAAAGGTCTAAGTGGTGATGCTCTTTATACGGCTATTGCTACTGAAGCTGCTGCACAAGGTGTTCCAGCAGAACAAATTGGGCGTGTTTTAGGTTTTGATACTGGCGTTGTTAATCAGTATGCAACTAACGTAGGTAAGCCACTTGTTGCTGAACAGAAAGCACTTGATACAGTAATTGATTATGCTTATAACACTCAGTTGGGGCGTGATGCTACAGCCAAAGAAAAGACTGAAGCTGTTAACTATCTAACTGGTGGTGGTACTTTTACTAACCAAGGTAACTCTGTAGTAGGTACTGGCGTTCTGAACTACAGTAACGAAGGCTATAACTACGACACACAAAGCATTATCTCTGGCTATCGTAGCGCACTAGGTAGAAACCCTACTCAGACAGAATATGTCTCTGAAATGGCTAAATTGGGATATGACCCATTCAATGCGAGTGTTTTAGGTACAGCAAAGAACTTGTCTGCCAATGTTGCTGCGCTAGAGAGTGACCCATTTGCAGGGCGTTATGCCAATGTCAACCCCTATGGTGTGTATGACCCTACGACACAGACCTATAAACTAGATACAACAGTACCTAACATTTCTAAAAATGTACAGGGTAACAGCGTTCAATTTGTTAATCCTGTAACACAACAGCCTATTGTCACATCATTTGAGAATGGTAAGTTGGTTGTTAAAGAAGGCGTTAATACGCTAACTGGTGAGCAAGCACAAGCAGCTATCAATCTGGCTTTGGGTACTGGTGCGTTAACTGGTACTGAGTACAAAAACCTAACTGGTGCATTGGCTAACGCTAAGTCAATGGACGATGTTTATAAAGCGTTTGGTACACCACAAGCAGTAGCAGCGTTAGACCCTAACTATGGCTTCCAGTTGGGTGTGGGTAAGACGCTACAACAAGCACAAGCAAACTCTACAGGTGTTCAAGCCTTGGTAGATAAGATTGCTGCTGAGAATGGTGGTAGGTTACCTGCTAACTTCTCAGTTGGTGCATTGGCTACGGCTAATAAAGTACCATTCCAGTTTGGTCAACAAGTTTATGATAAAGCCTATCAAACAGATGCAGGTCAAAAAATTAACACTTTGGCTAAAACACCTACTACGCCACTAAACTTTAACCCTGCTAACATCTACCAAGCACCGATTGTTGCGGGTCAGATGCGTGAGTTGTTTCCCTCGTTTGGCGAATCTAAGCGTTTGGCTCAAGGTTTGATTAACGAGCGTCCTACGACTCAGAGCATTGTTAACATGATTCAAGGTTTGCCAGCAGATAACACTCTAGGTTTAAATGCCATGCAGAATAATGTAGTTGGTGCGCCCACTTCTTTGAATAACATTCTGAGCATGATTGGCAAGTAACCATGAACTACCAAGAACTGCGTGGCTTAGTTGGTGGTGATGCGCCTCAAAGTGCTTCTTATACAGATATTATTTCAGGCATCCAGAGCCAGTATCGCCCACAGACTCAGTTTGCCCCTACCACTTCATTGTTAGACATGATTGGTAGCCAGTTGCCTGACCAACCAAGAATTGCTTATGGTTCGTTGCTACAGGCGCAACCTAGAGTTTTACCTACACCCATGACAGCAGTTAAGAATCCAGATGCGTTAGCAAGCGTAGATTCTGGCGTAATCAATCTTGGTGCAAATACAGCAAATACAGGTTTAGGCGGTGGTCAAGATTTAAGCAAAACACTTGTTTATAACAATGACTTTACTAAAGCAGGTGATACTATTGGAAACATTACAGCAGGTGATGTAACTAAGACAGGTGCTATTACGGCAGCACTTGGCACGTTGGCGGGTAGTTCTGATTTAGCCAAAGCTGGTATTGCTTTGAATCTTATTGGCTCTGCTAGTGATATTAAGAGCGAAACAGATGCTTATAACTTGGCAACCAGAATAGCTTTGATGGCGGCTGGCCCTGCTGGTAATGCTGTAAATGCGGCTATTGGTGCGGTTACTGGAAACAACAGACAGTTAATTGACGCTTTAACCACTCTTGCTAATCCTACTCTTGGTGCTTTAAACACAATTATGAGTGCTATTACTGGTCAATCATTGGGGACATTTGGTAGTGGATTATTGTCTGCACCAGAAGGCTCAATTACCGATTTAGGTCTATTGGGCGCAAGTAATTATGGTAATGCCATTAACAGAAGCGCAGCAGACGTTAACGAAATGTTGCGTGATGCACTTACAGGTGGCTACGACTTAACTGGCAGTTACGACTTTAGGGGCGGTGGTGCTGGTAAATACATAGATGACAACTCATCGGCTCAATATGCCTACTGATAAACACCTACTAGCACAATGGGCTAAAAACTTACTAAATGATGACTTTTTCAAAGAAGTATTAAATAACTTGAAAAATGAACAGATTAGTGTGATAATTAACACAAGTGCAGAAGAATGTGATAGGCGGGAAAATGCTTATCAGCACATCAAGACATTAGAACTGATTACAGGACACTTAGAAGGCTTGGCCTCAGAGACTGTAATTAAGGAGAAGAAGTGGAAGATTCTGTAGCCTTTGGGCTACACCTCCGTCCAGAAGGTTTCTGGCGATTATTGAGATGACAAATGGAAAACACCAACCCTAATGGGAGTGAAAGCCTAGATGTAAACCAAGCCGCTTCAGCGTTTATGGGGCTAATGGGTGACTCTGAGGAAGCCGAACAAGGCCAAACCGAAGAACAGCCAGAAGAACTACAAGAGACTGACGAAGTTGAGTATTCAGAGGAATCTGATGAGCCTAAGCAGAGATATAAAGTCAAAGCATCTGGTGAGGAAGTCGAAGTAGAACTAGACGAACTTATCAAAGGTTATCAACAAGGTACGGACTACACTAAAAAGTCTCAGG